GACGCCGCCCTGGTCCCCGCCGCATGATTTGATCACTCACCGCACAGGCGGAGTGTGCCCGCAGCCCGGTAGAGCCCCACGGCTCCCGGGCTGTACTGCGTCCGGGGACGGGGACGCGGGCCGGCCTAAGCGGCTCGGCCGGCCCGCACACCGTCCCACCCCACCCGAACCCCCTGACCGGCCAGGCGCCGTGACGAGGTGACCCATGCCCAGCCGACCCGCTCCCCGGCCCGTCACCCAGGCCGACTACGACCGCGTCCGCGAGCTGCACGCCCAAGGCCTTAGCCGCAACGCCATCGGACGGCAGCTCGGCCGCTCCGGCAAGACCGTCAGCGAGATTGCGGGCAAGCTCGGCCTGACCTTCGACCGGACACAGACGAAGGTCGCCACCGAGGCGAGGAAGGATGACGCCCGCGCCCGCCGCGCCGCCCTGGCCCTGGACCTGCTCGACGACGCCGCCCGCCTCCGCCGGCGGCTCTGGGAGCCCGCCAGCTACGTCGACCACGGCGGCAAGGAATTCACCCGGGTCGACTGGACGATGCCCGAACCCACCTTCGGCGACAAGACAAAGATCATGCAGGCGGTCGGCATCGCCGTCGACCGCTCGGTGAAGCTTGACGAGTACGACTCCGGGGCCAGCCTCGGCCAGGTCGTGTCCCTGCTCGACCGCCTCGCTGACGGCCTCACCGGCAAGCACGGCAGCGGCGACGACGAGCACCCCGTCGACCTGGACGAACCCGATGCCTGACCTGCGCCTGTCGGCCAAGCAAGAGCGGTCCATCGCCCACGCCACCGCCCGCATCAACCTCTGGACCGGCAGCATCCGCTCCGGCAAGACCATCGCGTCGCTGCTGCGGTGGCTGATCTACGTGGCCAACGCGCCCCGCGGCGGGCAGCTCGTCGTCACCGGCAAGACCTACGACACCGTCGCCCGGAACGTGTTCGGGCCGCTCACGGACCCGGCCATCACCGGCCCCGCCGCGAGCCTCATCCGGTACACCCGGGGCGCGGGCACGGCGACGATCCTCGGCCGCCAGGTGGAGGTCATCACCGCCAACGACGCCCGCGCCGAAGGCCGACTCCGGGGCATGACCTGCGCCGGGGCGTACGCCGACGAGGTGTCACTACTGCCGGAGGCGTACTTCGACCAGCTCCTCGGCCGCATGAGCGTGCCCGGCGCGAAGCTGTTCGGCACGTCGAACCCGGACAACCCGACGCACTGGCTGCGGCAGCGGTTCATCCTCCGCGCCCCGCAGCTTGCCGCCCGGCACTGGCACTTCACCCTCGACGACAACCCGGGCCTTGACCGGGCGTACGTGGACGCCATCAAGCGGGAGTACGTCGGCCTCTGGTACAAGCGGTTCATCCTCGGCGAATGGGTGCTCGCTTCCGGCGCCATCTTCGACGCCTTCGACGAGCAGCGGCACGTCGTCGCCGAGCTGCCCCGGATCACCCGGTGGCTCAGCGTCGGCATCGACTACGGCACCGTCAACGCCTTCGCCGCCGTGCTCCTCGGCCTCGGTGCCGATGGCCGGCTGTACCTGGCCCGCGAGTGGCGGCACGACTCCCGGGCGGCCCGCCGGCAGATGGCCCCCGTCGAGTACAGCCAGGCCGTCCGGTCCTGGCTCGCCGGCATTGAGATACCGGGCACCGCCGACCGGGGCGTTACCCCCGAGTACGTGCTCGTCGATCCGGCCGCCGCCGACTTTCGCGTCCAGCTCGCCCGCGACGGCCTGCCCAACAAGCCGGGCAAGAACGAGGTGGTGGAGGGCATCCGCACCATCACGTCACTGCTGGCCCGGGACAGGCTGCGTATCCACGCCTCGTGCACCGGCCTGCTGGCCGAGGTGCCCGGCTACTCGTGGGACGACAAGGCCGCCGAGCAGGGCCGCGACGAGCCGGTGAAGGCCGCCGACCACTCCATCGACGCCGCCCGGTACGCCATCCACACCACCCGCGCGATCTGGTGGCACCAGCTTCGCCCGGACAACGCCAATGCCGCCTGAGAGGGGGCTCGCTGTGCCGCTGCCGACCTCCCCCGACGCGGCCTGGCCGCCGCGCAGTCTCGCCCCCGTCTACAGCAAGCTTGACGAGTGGACGGCGTGGTATTCCGGCGAGCTGGAGCGGCTGACCCGCGTCTACCAGGGCACCGACCTGGCCCGCCCGTACAACCGGCCCAGCCAGTACCGGGGCGGTCTGGTCGGGTGGGTCGCGCGCCGGTTCTGGGGTGAGCCGACGCCGGAGGGCGAGCAGCGCGCGAAGCTGCACATCCCGCTGGCCTCCGACATCGCGCAGACCAGCGCGCGGCTTCTGTTCAGCGAGCCGCCCACGCTCACCGCCGCGACACCGGCCACTCAGGCCCGCCTCGACGAGCTGGTCGACGACGGCACCCACGCCACGCTCCTGGCCGCCGCCGAGACCGGCGCGGCGAAGGGCGGCACGTACCTGCGGATCGTCTGGGACAAGGGCGTCCGTGACCGGCCCTGGCTCGCCCGGGTCGACGCTGCGGCGGCCGTACCCGAGTGGCGGTGGGACCAGCTCGCCGCCGTCACCTTCTGGCGCGTCCTGGAGGACGACGGCTCCCGGGTGCTGCGGCACCTGGAGCGGCACGAGCGGGGCGCGATCCTCCACGGCCTCTACGAGGGCATCCTCGGCCGGCTCGGCCGCCAGGTGGACTTCGGGGCGCACCCGGATGTGGCGTGGCTGGCCGACGTGGCCCCCACCGGCGTCATCGCCACCGGACTACCCGACCGGCTGACCGCCGCGTACGTCCCGAACATCACCCCGTCGCGGATCTGGACCGACCTGCCCGCTGCGGCGAACCTCGGTCGGTCCGACTACGACGGCGTGGAGCCGCTCTTCGACGCCCTCGACGAGACGTGGACGAGCCTGATGCGGGACCTGCGTCTGGCCCGCGCCCGCCTCGTCGTGCCCGAGGAGTACCTGACGTCGCTCGGCCCCGGCCAGGGCGCGTACTTCGACACCGCCCGGGAGCTGTTCACCCCGATCAAGACGATGGCCGACGACACGAGCGGCCTGAACATCGAGCTGATCCAGCCGCTGATCCGCGTCGAGGAGCACCTTCGGATCGCTGCCGAGCAAGCCCGGCTGATCGTCGAGACGGCCGGCTACTCGGCGCAGTCCTTCGGGATGGCTGACGGGACGGCGGTCACCGCCACCGAGGTAGCGGCCCGGGAGCGCGAGTCGTTCATCGGCCGCGACGCGAAGATCATGCACTGGAGGCCGGCGCTCCAGGAGATTCTGGAGACGCTGCTCGCGGTCGACGCCGCCCTGTTCGGCTCCGGTGCCACGCCGGAGAAGCCGCAGGTCGACTTCGGCGACACCGTCTCCCAGGACCCCGAGTCCGTGGCCCGCACGCTCCAGCTCCTGCACGCCGCCGAGGCCATCTCCACCTGGATGAAGGTCAAGGCCCAGCACCCGGACTGGACGGACCCAGAAATTCAGGTCGAGGTCGACCGGATCAAGAACGACGCCCCCGCGCCGATCGAGGTCGGCGGGGCGCTCGGCGCGCTGGCGGGCAACGAGCCCGCCGCCGAGGACCAGGAGGACGGCGAGGAGCCGCCGGTCGAGGAGTAGTCGATGGCGCTGACCGGCGAGCAGATCGAGGCCGTGACCCGGGGCGCGGTCGACCTCTACCGCAGCGCCGAGGAGGCGATCCTCGCCGAGGTGACGCGCCGGCTCGCCGCCGGGCAGGACGCCCCCGACTGGGCGGTGGCCCGCCTCGGTGCGCTCGGGTCGCTGCGGCAGGCCACGGAGCGCATCCTCGCCCTGGTGGCGGGCCGGGCGCCGGATCTGGTGCACGAGATGCTCGCCAGCGCCTACCGCTCCGGGCAGGGCATCGCCACCCGGGACCTGCCAGCGTCGCTGCTGCGGGACGCCCCGGACCTGACCCGGGCCGTGGGCGAGGTGCCGCGCATCGGCGTGGTCGAGTCGCTCGCCGGCGCGCTGGTCTCCGACATCGAGGCCAAGCACAGCGCGGTGCTGCGCCGGGTGCTGGACGTCTACCGGGGGACCATCGCGCAGGCGACCGCCGTGTCGGTGGCGGGCGGGATGACCCGCAGGCAGGCGTCGCAGTGGGCCTACCAGCGGTTCGTCGACCAGGGCGTGGCCAGCTTCGTGGACTCCGGTGGCCGGCGCTGGCGGCTCTCGTCGTACGTCGAGATGGGCGCCCGCACGGTGACGCAGCGGGCCGCCGTCCAGGGCCAGACCGATCGGCTGACCACGCTCGGCGTGGACACGGTGATCGTGTCGGACTCGCCCAGGGAGTGCCCGCGCTGCGCCCCGTGGGAGGGCAAGGTGCTGAGCATCTCCGGCGGTCAGCGGGGCCGGGTGGAGCTGCCCAGCATGGTCGGGGCCGGCACGGTGACCGTGGACATCGCCGGCTCTGTGGCGGAGGCCAGAGCGGCAGGGCTCCAGCACCCGAACTGCACGCACTCGCTCCGCGCGTACCTGCCCGGGGCGACTCGACGCCCGGCCAAGCCGACCGCGAATCCCAAGGGCTACGAGGCCAAGGAGCGGCAGAGGGCCATCGAGCGGCAGATCCGGAAGTGGAAGGAGCGGGAGTCGTCGGCGCTGACCCCTGAGGCGGCGGCCGGCGCAAAGGCCAAGGTGCGCGACTGGCAGGGCGCGATGCGCGACCACCTCGCCGCCAACCCGGAGCTCAAGCGGCTGCCGTACCGGGAGCAGGTCGGCGCGGGCAACGTTCCCCCCGTCCGGACCGCTCCGGCCAGCCCGGCGCCCACGCCTCGGCCGCGCCCGGCCACCGGCCAGGCCGCGCTCGACGCCGCCCCGATCAACGTCCGCTCGGCCGAGGCGTACGACCGGCTCACGGCCGACGAGCGGGACGCGGTCTACCAGTACCGGGGCAGCCTGTACGCCAACCTCAACGGGGCGCTCCGGCGCGCGGGCGGCCGACTCCCGGCCGGCTTCGCCTTCGACTTCCTCCGGGACGCGACTCGCGCCCTGGACCGGGCGCTGCGGAAGTCCCGGCTTACCTCAGACGTGATCCTCCACCGGGGGATCGCCGACCCACTCGCCACCTTCGGTCCGGCAGCCTCCCGGGCGCTGCCGGCCGGCGCACGGTGGACGGAGCACGCCTACGTCTCCAGCACCGCGAGCCGGGCTACGGCCGAGGAGTTCGCGCGCGGCGGCGCGGTGCTCACGATCCGGGTGCCGCGCGGCACCGGGGCGCTCCAGCTCTCCGGAGCGGAGTACGAGAGCGAGCTACTGCTCCAGCGCGGCCTGAAGCTGCGGGTAGTGTCCGACACGGGCCCGGGTCCGGGCCGGGAGATCGTGGCGGAGGTGATCCGGTGACGCAGCCAGAGCGGGACCAGGGCGACGACGACCGCGAGGCCGCCGCCGACCGGATCACCATGTCGTACCCCGTCGAGCTGGAGCTACCCGAGTCCGACGAGGACGAGTAGCCCTCAGTACTTCGGGCAGAGGTACTTCTTCACCACCGCGTTGATCTTCTTCGCCGTAGCGTCACCGAACCCGTTCGGGTTGTCCGGCGACGTGAACCGCGTGTTCGCGAACATCAGCACCTTGTCCTGGTCGTCGGGGAAGTCCTTGATGGTGCGGCACTGGTCGCGGCCCCGGTCGATGATCCGCTCGGGGTCCTTGTCACCCACGATCTCGGGGTCGATCTTCCGTAGCGCGGCCAGGTAGGCGTCCGCCGTCGCCTGGTCCGGCTTCGGCGGGATGCCCGCCGCCGCCTCGGCCTTGGCCCTGGCCTCCGCGCTGAGACCGCCCGGCGTCGTCTTGGTCGCCTCCGGCGCTTCCTCGCTGCCCCCGCAGCCCGCCAGCGCGCCCACCAGCGCGACGGCCACCCATATGTGACGTGCCCTCATCGATACCTCCCGTAGGTGATGACCCGGGCACGGTACCGGCCGCCCGCCAGGCGCGGGGGGTCAGCAACCCGACACGGCCGGCCTGGCGTCGGCCGTCGACTCGCAGGAGACACCGTGGACACCGCGACCACCGATGGCAGCCAGCCCGGCACCGAGCCGGCCGCCGACCAGACCCAGCAGCAGGGCGGGCAGCCCGCCCAGCAGCACGGCCAGGAGCCGACCGGCGAGCGCCTGGAAGACCTGCCACCGTGGGCGCAGCGAGTGGTCCGGGAGGCCCGCGAGGGCGAGGCGAAGGCCCGCACCAACGCCAAGGCGCAGGCGGCCACCGAAGCCGCCGAGCAGGCCCGCCAGGAGCTGGCCCAGAAGATCGGCAAGGCCCTCGGCCTCGTCAAGGACGGCGACGGCGAACAGGCCGACCCGGCGCAGCTCACCCAGCAGCTCACGAAGATGGCCGACACCAACAAGGCCCTCACCGTCGAGCTGGCCGTGTGGAAGGCCGCGAAGAAGGCCGGCGCGAACGCCCAGGCCCTCACCGACTCCCGCAGCTTCCTCGACCGCATCGGGAAGCTCGACCCCACCGCAGACGACTTCGACGGCCGGCTGCGGGACGCAATCAAGAAGGCCGTCGACGACAACCCGCAGTACCGCGAGGGCCAGGTGCCGCTCCGGAGCGGAGGCGAGTTCACCGGCGGGCCCGGTGGCGGTGCCGAAAAGGAGCCCTCGACGCCCGGTGAGCGCCTGCGTCGGGGCTACGCCAAGACCAACTGACCCGAGGAGTAACCCGCCATGGCACTGACCCTGGTCGAGGCCGCCAAGCTCTCGCAGAACGACCTCCAGCGCGGCGTCATCGAGACGTTCGTGCAGGAGTCCCCCGTCCTGGACCGCATCCCGCTGATGACGATCCAGGGCAACGCCTTCGCCTACAACGAGGAGGGCAGCCTCCCCGGCGTGGAGTTCCGGGCCGTCAACGCGGCGTACAGCGAGTCGACCGGCACGGTCAACCAGAAGACCGAGACGCTGGTCATCCTCGGTGGCGACGCCGACGTGGACACCTTCATCCAGAAGACCCGCTCCAACCTCAACGACCAGCGGGCCACCCAGACCGCGATGAAGGTCAAGGCCGCCTCGTACAAGTTCCAGGACACCTTCTTCAACGGCGACGTGGCGGTCGACGCCAACTCGTTCGACGGCCTGAAGAAGCGCCTCACCGGCGGGCAGGTCATCTCCGCCGGCACCAACGGCATCCCGATCGTCGGCAACGGCGGCACCGACACCCACACGTTCTTCGACAAGCTCGACGAGCTGCTCGCCGCCGTCCCGGGCATCAACGCCAGCAACGGCGCGATCTACGCCAACGCCAGCCTCCACGCGAAGATTCGCAGCGCGGGCCGGCGCATCGGCGGCACCGACACCGTCCGCGAGGACACCACCGGCAAGCGGGTGCTGACCTGGCAGGGCATCCCCGTGCTCGACCCGGGGCAGACCGCCGGCGGGGTGAACATCCTGCCGCAGACCGAGACGCAGGGCTCCAGCTCGGTCGCGTCCTCGATCTACGCCGTGAAGTTCGGCGCGGACGAGGGCGACCGGGGCGTCACCGGCCTCACCAACGGCGGCGTGGACGTCCGCGACCTCGGCGAGATCGACAGCAAGCCGGTCTACCGGACCCGGATCGAGTTCTTCTGCGGCCTCGCAGTGTTCAGCGGTCGGGCCGCCGCGCGCCTCACGGGCGTGCTGAACGGCTGATGCCGGCCGCTCGGCAGCCGGCGGCGCTCGACCACGCCGCCGGCTGCGACGCGGCCCCCGGCCGCACCGAGACCTACCCGGCGGCGGCGCCGGGCGGGGCCACCGTCACCGTGACGCGCTGCCAGGACTGCGGCGCGTCCACGACCAGCAGGGAGGCCAGCGATGGCGACCGCGAACGAGCGCAAGAAGACCGACCCGACCGTGGCCAGCGCCACGCAGAACGACCGCCTGGAGCACACGCGGGGCGGGCGGACCACCCGCGACGACCCCGCCGACCTCGGGGTGCCGATGCTGCCGGGTGACGGCAGCGAGCCGGTCGGCCCGGAGGACGCCCTCGGCGCGGGCCCGAAGCGGGGCGACTACACCGGCCGGATCGGCGACTCCCACTACCAGCCGCACGAGGTGCGCCCGGTGGACGACCCGGCGGCGCTGGCCGACCCGGACCGGCCGTCCGTGGTGGTGGAGGCGCAGCGCCCGCGGGCGCAGGAGATCGGCGACGAGCAGGGCCGTAAGGGCGGGGTGGAGACCGCCGACCGGTGACAGCCGGGGCCCGGCCTACGCGGGGGCCGGGCCCCACCCACCACGCAGGGGGCAGGATGGCAGCGACCGGATACACCGGCCAGACCGGCGGCGGCACGGGGGCCGTGGAGTCCGTCAACGGCAAGGCTGGCGTGGTGGTGCTCGCCGCCGCCGACGTGGGCGCGGACCCGGCCGGCACGGCGACCGCCGGCGTGGCTGCGCACGTCGCCGCCGTCGACCCGCACGCCGATCGGGCGTACGCGGCATCCCAGGTGACGGCGCACGCTGCAGCAGCGGACCCGCACGGGGACCGGGCGTACGCGGCCGCTCAGGTCGCCGCGCTGGCCCCCTCGGCGTGGCTGCCCGCCACCCTCGGGACGGGCGTCACCTGGGCCGGTGCGCCGTACCCGACCCCGGCCAGCCAGCTCGACCCGGCGCTCTCCCGCGTCTACCTGCGGGGCCGGATCTCGTGGGCGGCGGCGCTCACCTCTGGGGCGACCCTGCTGGTCATCGACGCCGCCCACCGGCCCGTCGAGACGCAGACGATCAGCGTGCGGACCGGTGCGCCGTCGAACCTGGCCGCCGTCCTGACCATCGACACGGCCGGTGTCGTCGCCCTGGCCGTGGCGACCGGCAACGCCGGCTACCTCGGCCTCGATGGCCTGAACTTCTACCGGGGGGCCTCGTCGTGACGTACGTAGCTGGCCGGACGGCCACGCTGACCGTGCAGTGGTACGCCTACCCGGGTGGCCCCGCCTCGCCGGTGACCGACGTCCAGGTGAGGATCGCACCCACCGGCGGCGGCGAGGTCGTCGTCGGCCCCACCGCCACCGGCGTCACCGCCGAAGGGGTCGGCCTCTACTCGTACGCCTGGGCGATCCCCGCCGGGCTGGCCGCCGGGGCGTACGTGGTCACCTGGAGCGGCACGGACGACGACGGGGACGCCGTAACCGCCACGGAGGTGGTCACGGTCGCCTCCGCCCCGATCGAGGGCGGGTACGCGTCGGTGGACGACCTCACGGAGCGGCTCGGCCGCACCCCGCCCGGCGCGGCGCAGCTCATCGCCCGCGCCAGCCGGGACGTCGACCGCGCGCTGCTGTGCGCCGTCTACGACCCGGACCATCCGGCGGTGGTGGCGGCGCTGAGGGCAGCGACGCTGGAGCAGGTCGCGGCCCGCCTCGACGCGGACTCCCGCGCGAGCCGCCGGGCAGGTTTCAGCATCGGCCGGCTCTCCGTCCAGGCGTCCGCCGAGCAGGGTGATCAGCCGGTGCTCATCGGCGGGCTCTGGGAGCAGGCGTGGACGATCCTCCAGGCGGCGGGGCTGACCGGCCACGGCCCGCAGAGCAGGTGAGTCGTGACGTGGGAGGAGTTCTGCGCGCTGCACATCCCCGAGCCCCGGACCATCCAGGTTCAGGCGCTGGTCGGCTCCGGCGCGTACGGCGATCAGTTCGGCGCCCCCGACGCCGTGGGCCCGTGCGTCGTCGACGACACGTCCCGGCGCGTCGCCGTGCAGACCCAGGACGCCGAGGGCGCTGAGGCGGTGTCGAGCACCACGGTGTTCGCGCCGATGGCCACGGTCGCCCCGCCCGGGTCGCTGGTGACCCTGCCGTGGACCGGCCGCACCGCCCGCGTCCTTGCGGTGTCCGTGATGGAAGACCACGGGCTCGGCCTCCCCGAGCACGTCGAGCTGTCCCTGGAGTGAGGTGCCCGGATGGAGCTGGAGTGGAACGGGGACGAGATTCTCGCCAAGCTGCGCGACGCCGAGATGGACGGCCTGGAGCTGGCCGCCGAACACCTGCTCCAAGTCTCCAGCTCCCTCGCCCCGCACGAAGAGGGCGACCTGGAACGGAGCGGGGAGGTCAGCACCGACGCAGGGCAGCACGCCGTCGCCGTGTCCTACGACCGGCCGTACGCCGTCCGACAGCACGAGGAGATGACCTGGCGGCACGACGCCGGGCGGACCGCGAAGTACCTGGAGCGCCCCATGCACGAAGAGCAGGACACGATGCTCGCCCTGATCGCCGGACCGCTGCGCGACGAGCTGGGCGGCTGAGATGGCTCTCGGGGACGGCTGGACCTCCCGGGTGCTCACCGGCCTGGCCGAGCACCTCGCCGCCGCCGGAGTCGGCACCTGGCGGGCCACCGGCAGCTACCAGGCCGGAGAGACCGGCATCGTGATCCGGGCCGTCCCGGCCAGCCCTGACCGGATCATCACCCTCGCCGCGTACCCGGCCGGCGGCGGACCCGGCAACGCCTCCACCACCCTGGGCGTCCAGGTGCGGCTACGCGGCGGCCGGGACCCGCGCGACGTGGACGACCTGGCCGACGCCATCTTCGACGCGATCGACTCGTCCGGCCCGCACCTCTGGCACGGCGTCGGCGTCAGCCAGGTCTACCGGCAGTCGTATTCCTCCCTCGGCCAGGACAGCAACGGCCGGTGGGAGCGCAGCGAGAACTACTACCTGGACGCGGAGCGCCCCACGGTGCACCGCCCCACCTGAGCAGCAAGGAGAGCACCGTGGCATTGACCGCCCTCGCCCGCCGGTACCGGCTCCAGGTCAACACCGGCAGCACCGGCTCGCCGGTCTGGACGACCGTCACCGGGCTGACCGACTTCAAGCCCACCATCTCCCCGACGATGCAGGACGACTCCGACTACGAGACGGACGGCTGGGCGTCCTCGGAGAAGACCGCGCAGGGGTGGGGCATCGAGGCGACCATCCTGCTCAAGGACGACGGCAGCGGCCTGTTCAACGCGGGCGTCGAGAAGATGCGCCTCGCCGCCGACCAGTTCGGCGACGCGAGCCGCGTGGAAGTCCGCTGGTTCGACAAGGACGGCCGCCCCGAGGCGTACCAGGGCACCGGCATCGTCGAGTGGGAGCGTTCGGCCACCGGCAACACCGACCTCGACGGCGCGAAGGTCACCATCACCGGCCGCGGCGCCCGCACCGCGATCACCAACCCGCTGATCGTAGACCCGGCCGCCGATCCGGCGGTCACCTCGGTCAGCCCGAACACCGGCCCGGCCGCCGGCGGCACCCTCGTCACGGTTACCGGCGTCAACTTCACGGGCGCGACGGCGGTCACCTTCGGCGGGACGGCCGCCACCAGCTTCCGGGTGATCTCGCCGAGCGTCATCAGCGCGGTCACCCCGGCCAAGACCGCCGGGGTCGCCGACGTGGTCGTGACCACCCCGAACGGCACCAGCGCGAACACCCCCGCCGACAACTACACGTACGTCTGATGGCCCTCCAACTCGGCCAGATCGACAAGGTCTTCGACCCGGCCCTGGTCCTGCCGATCCAGGGCCGGGAGTACCGGGTGGAGGACGTGCCCGCGCTGCTCGGCCTGTACTGCCAGCGGGTCTGGGCTGCCGGCCTGGAGGTGGCGCACGCGGCGAAGATCGGCAACGACGGAGACGCTGACCGCGCCACCCGGGCGCTGGAGGGCCTCGGCAAGCTACCCCCACCGCCAGGTGTAGACCCGGGCACGCCGCTGCACGTCGCCGTCCTCGGCGACACCTACCAGCAGATGCTCGACGACGGTGTCTCCGGGCGGTGGATTCAGCACGCCGGCATGACCGTCATCGCCTGGCTCGCCGCCGGAGACGAGACCGCCGAGATGTACTGGGCGTCGGCCGGCCGCCCGGAAGGGATGGCCCCGAACCGGGCGGCTCGCCGCCGGGGCGGGGCATCGACCAGTACGGGCGGGGCGAACGGGACCCGGTCACGGGCCTCTACGAGTGGTACGACCTCCCGCCGGACCGGCAGCCGGGCGCAGGCCAGTCGATCGGGTGGGACGACCTCCTGACCCGCTGGGACCTCGTCGAGGCCGACCTCCAAGACGCCGGAGTCGACATCGACGACCGGGCGCTCATGGGCGCCCGGTCGTGGCGGTGGCTGCGGGTGCGGATCGTCGGCCTCGTCTCTGCGGACACCCGCATCGGTCGGGCGCTCGCCCCTGATCAACCCACGCCGGGCATCCCCCGGCGGCCGTAGGAGGTACGTCGTGGCGTTGAAGCTGGGCGCGCTGAACGCGATCATCGGCGCGGACGACCGCCCCCTGGAGCAGGGGCTCGGCCGGGCGAAGAGCAAGTTCGGGCGCTTCGGCAACCAGATGGAATCCGACGCCGCAGAGACCGCCAAGGCCATCGGGGACAAGCTCGGCGACGGCGTTGTCCGGGGCGCTGACGGTCGCCTCCGGGACGGCAGCGGCCGCTTCATCAAGGCCGCCGAGGACGTTGGAGGGCGGGCCGGCGAGCGCGGCGCCACGGCGTGGAGCGCGCGCTTCGGCGACCGGCTCAACCAGGTGGCTGCGGGAATCGGTGCCGCCGCTGCGGTGGCCCTCGCCGCCGGCATCGCTGGAGCGATGAACCTGGACGCCGCGCAAACCCGGCTGGAGGCGCAGCTCGGCAACACCGAGTACGCCGCCGAGATGGGCGCCATCGCCGGCAGGGTGTACGCCCGCGGCTTCGGGGAGTCCGCGCAGCAGATCGGCGACGCGGTGCGGGCGGTGCTGAAGTCGGGCATCGTCTCGGAGGACTCCTCCGACGAGGTGATCGAGGCCCTCACGGTCAAGGTCCAGGCACTCGCGCAGACCTTCGACGTGGACGTGACCGCAGCGGCCCGCGCGGCAGGGCAGATGATCCGCAACGGCCTCGCCAAGGACGGCACCGAGGCCATGGACATCCTCACCCGCGCGTTTCAGCAGACCGGCGACCAAGCCGGCGACCTGCTCGACACCTACTCCGAGTACAGCGTCCAGTTCCGGAAGCTCGGTCTCGACGGCCAGACGGCCACCGGCCTGCTGATCCAGGGCCTCAAGGCCGGCGCCCGGGACGTGGACACCGTCGCCGACGCGATCAAGGAGTTCTCGATTCGGGCGATCGACGGGTCGAAGACGTCGGCGGACGGATTCAAGGCCCTGGGGCTGAACGCCAGCCAGATGACCGCACAGATCGCGAAGGGCGGTGCCGGTGCGCAGAAGGGCCTCGACACCGTCCTGGACCGGCTCCGTGCGATGAAGGACCCGGTGGAGCGCGACGCTGCAGCGGTCGCCCTGTTCGGCACCAAGGCCGAAGACCTCGGCCAGAGCCTCTACGCCCTGGACACGGACACCGCATCCGACCGGCTCGGGAACGTGGCCGGTGCCGCCCAGAAGATGGGCGACACGATGGAGCAGTCGGCCAGCCAGAAGCTGGAGAGCTTCAAGCGGTCCGCTCAGGCTGCGCTCGTCGAGCAGGTCGCCAAGGCCATCCCGCACATCGAGTCCCTGGCGAAGTGGATGGGCGAGAACCGGGCGATCGTCGAGCCCCTCGCCGCCGCCCTAGGCGCTCTCGCCGTGGTCATCGGCGTCATCGTTGCCGTGACCAAGGTGTGGACCATCGTCCAGACCGCGCTCAACGTGGTCATGGCCATGAACCCGGTCGGCCTGATCGTGCTCGCCATCATCGCCCTGGTCGCCGGCATCGTGCTGCTCTGGACCAAGTCGGAGGCGTTCCGGAAGTTCTGGATCGCCGTGTGGGAGGGCATCAAGACAGCGGCCATCGCCGTGTGGGACTTCCTGGTCGCTGCCGCGAAGCTCTGGTGGGCTACCTTCAGCGGCTTCTGGACCGGTGTCGGCAAGTTCTTCAAGGGCTTGTGGAACGGCATCGTTGACGGCGTCAAGGCTGCCTGGAACTGGATCACCAAGACCTTCGACCGGGTAGTCGACTTCGTCGGTGGCCTGCCGAAGCGCCTGAGCGCGAAGGCGCGCGGCATGTGGGACGGCATCAAGTCGGCCTTCAAGAGCGCGGTCAACTGGATCATCGGCCGGTGGAACGGGCTGTCCTTCCGCATCCCTGGCATCTCCGTGCCGGGGCTCGGCCAGGTGTGGGGCGGCGCGACCCTGTCCACGCCTGACCTGCCGTACCTGGCCAGTGGCGGCCAGATCACCCAGGCCGGCCTCGCCATGGTCGGTGAGCGCGGCCGGGAGGCCGTCTACCTGCCCGAGGGCGCCAGCGTCATCCCCAACCGGGCCGCCACCGCCGCCACCAGCAGCGCCGTGCACGGGGAGCTGCGCATCAGCGGGGAGCTGCGGGCCCGCGGCTCCGACCTGGTGCTCGTGCTGCGCGACCGGGCGCAGATCACCCCGGGCGGCATCGTCGCCCTCGTCGACGGCCGATAGGAGGCGCACCGTGTCGTACCTGACCGGTGACCCGCTGAGCGTGCGCATCAGGATCGCGTTCGGGGCGTCCATCGCCGCCGACCCGGCGACGTGGGCGTGGACGGACGTGACGCCGTGGTGGCACACCTCCGACGAGGTGACGATCGGGTGGGGCCGGTCGTCGGGCGCGGAGCAGCCGGAGCACTCGACGCTGAGCATCACGCTGAAGAACACGGACGGCAGATTCACGGCGTACGACGCGCGTAGCCCTTACTGGCCGCACGTGCAGAAGTGGACGCCGATCTCGTACGACATCGACCTCGGCGACGGGCAGGGCTGGCGCAACCGGTTCAGCGGCTTCATCCGCCGGTGGCCGCTGACCTGGCCGGGTGCGTCCCCGATGCTGGCCCTGGCCAAGCTGGAGGCGGTCGGCATCCTCGGCCGGCTCGGCCGGGGAAAGCCGCCGAGCAGGTCGCCTCTGCGGCGCACCATCGCAGCGTCCGCCCCGGCCGCGTACTGGCCCGCCGAGGACGGCACCGGAGCGTCTGCGGTGGCGTCCGCGCTCGCCGGACACCCGCCGCTCACCATCACCGGCGCCGGCCAGTTCGTGACCATCGAGGACTCCGTCTTCTCGCCGACCCTGACGCTGCGGTACGGCACGGCGGCGCTGGCCGACCTGTCCGGTGGTGGCATGGCCGCCGCCACGGTGCCGCCGGCGGTCACCACGGCCACGGCCACGGCGTGGACGGTCGGCGTCCTGGCCGGCGTCGACTACGCCGTGGCGTCCGGTGACGTGGTCGTGGTGGACGTGGCGACCCCGGGCGGCACGTACGTGCGGTGGCAGCTCGTGGTGCGCAAGGCCACTCTGCGGACGCAGGTCGTGGCGTACGACCCTGATGGTGTCGCCACCATCGTCATCGACGACAACGCGGTGACCCCCTCGCTGATGCACTACAGCCTGGGGGTGCGGCAGTCCGGCGGGACCATCCAGGTGGGCTACGCCTGGTACCTCGGGCAGTGGGCATTCACGGCCAACATCGCCGGCACCGTCGCCGGGGTCACCGCCGTCACAGCCAACCCGGGCCGGGCGACGGCGACGGCGGAGATGCCGTTCGGGCACATCGCGGTGTGGCCCGGCGGGGACTATCCCCTCGAGGCGGCGGCCTACGACAGCTACGGCGTGTTCGTGGACGGTGCGGTGACGTCGTGGCGGCGGGAGTCGGCCACGGACCGGCTCGCACGGCTGTGCGCCGAGGACGGCGTGCCGCTGGACATGCCATCTGTGGACGCTGACGCGGTGCAGCGGATGGGCTGGCAGCCGGTCGGCACTCCATCGGCCCTCTACCAGGAGTGCGAGGCCGCAGACGGGGGCCTGATCTACGAGCAGGGTTTCGGGCTCGGGTACCTGCCCCGGGTGGCCCGGTACAACCCGCCCGTCGCGCTCACGATCGACGCCGCCGCCGGCCAGTTGGGGATGCCCTTCGATCCGGTCGACGACGACCAGATGTTGCGAAACCGGGTGACGGTGGAGCGTGCCGACGGGTCGGCAGCGACGGCCGAGGACGCGGAGTCCATCGACCAGCAGGGCGAGATCGAGGCGACGGCCACCATCAACGTGGCCAGCGACGACGTGCTGCCGGATCACGCTGGGCACCGGCTGCGGCTGTCCACGGTGCGGGAGCCCCGCTACCCGGCGGTGAGCATCAACCTCAGCGGGCACCGAGAGCTGGCCGCCGCGTGGTGTGACTGCCGGCCGGGGTCGCGGGTCCAGGTGGTCAACCCGCCGCCGCAGAACGTGCCAGGTGTCGTCGACCAGCTCGTGGTCGGGGCGTCGGAGACGTACCGGGGCCGCCGGTCGTGGCGGGCGACGCTCAACGTGGTGCCGGCAAGCCCATGGCGGGTGGCGACCGTGGACGGGCCGCAGCGCGTGGGTGCCGCCGGCTCAACACTCGGGGCAGACATCAGCGCGGGCGCGACGACGATCCTGATCACCCACACGCCCGCGAACGGCCCGTGGACCACCGACCCGATGCACTTCCCACTCGACATCCGCGTCGGCGGCGAGCAGGTCCGGCTGTCCGGCATCACCGGCAGCAGCAGTCCGCAGACCGCCACCGTCGCCCCGGGCGGACGCGGCATCAACGGCGTCCAGCGCGCGTGGCCGGCCGGCGTCGAGGTGGACGTGTGGGACCTCGCCATCCTGGCGCTCTGAGGAGGACGAATGCTCATCGCGACGGGGCAGCCGATCACGGCCGCACTGCTGCGCTCCATCTACGGCACCGACTGGGACACGTGGACGCCCGTCTTCACCGGGACCGGCGGCCCGACAGTGATCGGGTCGGCCGGCGGTGAGTGGCGCCGCGTCGGTGAGAAGACCGTCATTTTCTCGGTGCAGTGGACGGTAGCGGTCGCCGGCACCGGCAGCAGCTTCGTCACCTGGACTCTGCCCACCGCGCCCGCCCGTTTCCGCCGGTGGACGTTCCCCGGAGGCAACGAGTCCGCCATCGGCCGGCCCGGCCTCTATGCGGAGACGTTCGTCGGCGGCACCGGGGCGGTCGTTGACCGGATGCGGTTCAACGGCAACACCAACTTCGTCGCCAGCATGTTGGAAGTCGGCCAGATCTACCAGTTCAGCGGCCTGTACAGGGAGGCGTAGTGGACCCCATCTACCTTGTGCCAGCGGTTCGGGCCAAGCAGTACGACGGCACCAACGCGGAGGAAATTTCGGCCTGGGCCGGGTTGGAAGTTGCCGAGGTTACGGAGCAGATGCTCCAGCTCTGGGTCGCCCCGGGCGAGAAGACGTACATCATGCCCGGGTACTGGGTACTCGCCACGGCCAGCGATCCGCCGGTGTACGGCGGCGTGATGCCTGACGGTGAGGTGCGAGCCCGTCACGTGCGCCACCCGGGACCGGTGACCCCGCTGCCGACGCTGCCCCTGCCGGGCTCCGACGTGCCGCCGGCCGCCGAGCCGGGCGACGGGCCGGTGACGCCGTGAGCTGGCGGCTGGCGCGCTCCCTGGAGACGCTGCGCGACGAGGTCAACGCCATCGCCCCGGGCCGGTCGCGGAAGTCGGACGGCACGATCGGCGACACCGCGCACCAGCGGGGCGCATCCGACCACAACCCCACGCCGGCCGGGGTCGTCTGCGCCCTGGACCTGACCCACGATCCGGCGGGCGGGGCGGACATGCGCCGGATCGCCGAGCACATCCGCACCCGGCGGCACCCGTGCCTCCGGTACGTCATCTTCGACCGGCGCATCGCGTCGGCGTCGTCCGGCTGGGCATGGAGGCCGTACACCGGCTCCAACCCGCACACCAAGCACTGCCACGTCTCGGTCGGCAACGGGCCGGACGGCAAGTCGACCGGCGGCTACGACGACACCAGCCCGTGGGGGCTGGCCACCAGCACGGGAGGGATCAAGATGTTCTGTCGGCTCGGCGACTCCGGCGAGCACGTCCAGGCGCTCCAGGCGGCGCTCAACGCCATCGGGGGGTTCGGCCCGCGGCTGACCGAGGACGGCAAGTACGGTCCGGCGACGGCCGCCGCCGTGCTGGCGATGCGCCGCTCGGTCGGCAGCAAGCAGACCTCCGGCGACGTGTACGACGCGCACGCGCACGTGCAGCTCCAGATCGCGCTGGTGAAGCACTTCGGCGTCAGCAAGCCCGCCCCGGCCGCGCCGCCCGCCGAGGTCGACTACGTCAAGCTGGTCGACGAGCTGCTCGGCCGGCTCGCCGCCACCCAGGGCCAGGCACGTGAGTGAGGCCGGAGCAGCGCATCCCGTGGCTGCGGGACATCATCACCCTCGCGCTCGGCGGGGCGGGGTTCGCGTACAGCGTGTGGACCGGTACGGGGGGCTGGCCGCCGCTGCTGGTCAGCGCCGCCCTGATGGCCGGGCCGGGCGTGCTGCGGCTGTGGCTGGCCGGGCATACCCCGGACAGCGGGCTCTCGGCCGGGCCGGCCTCGCCGGAGCTGCCGTCGCTGTCGCCGTCGCCATCGTCCGCGCCCTCGGCGGGGGCTGAGCGGTGAGCCCGTATCGCCGCCCGGTGCCGCTCTGGTACGCCCTGCTCGCGGTGCTCGTGTCGGTGCTGCTGCTGGCTGGCGGCGGCATCGTCTACACGGAGCGCGTCGCCCGCCGGCAGTGCACCGTCCTGCGGGCGGAGGTCGCGGCGTACCGCGAGGTGCCGCCGACCACGGAGACGGGCGAGGTGCTGGCCCGCGCCAAGGAGCAGCTCTTGCGCGACCTGCGCTGCTGACCCCTGCTCTACCCCTCTCGGCCCGGGCCACGGTGGTCCGGGCTCTCTCGACTCAGGAGGCATCCATGACGCAGATCCCCTCTCCCGACTCGGCCCCGTCCGAGCCGCTGATCACGGTCGGCGCGATCACGGCCGGCGTGACCGCCGTGCTGGCGCTGCTCGTGGCGTTCGGCCTGTCGCTGTCGGCCGACCAGCAGGCGGCGATCCTCGGCGTGGTGGCCGTGGTGGCGCCGCTGGTGGTGTCGCTGGTGGGCCGGGGCCGGGTGTGGTCCCCGGCATCGGTGGCCCGGGTGGCGGCACCGCGCCGGTAGCGCCCCGGTCCGCCCGTACGACAGCGCCCCCGCTCTGGCCTCGCGGCCGGGGCGGGGGCGCTGTCGTGTCCGGGCCCGGACGGGCCGGTGGCCGGCCGACCGGGCCGCCCCACCGCCCTCGGGTGTGGCCGGCGGCCCGGAGGGTGACCGCGCCGACCGCCCGAGCGTGCCCGGCGCGCGGTGGCCGGGCAACCCCGGGTGCGCGGCCTGTGGACAACCG